CATACGAGGGCACTCTTCCGAAGCCGCTCAAAGTGGAGCCCGAAGAAGTGGACGACAACCTCGTCATCGGGTTCGGGCAGACGGTCGTCAACAAGGGCGTCTCCTTCCTGTTCCCGGACGGTATGTCGTTCGAGGTGGACGGGGCCGCGAAGTCGGACGCTGACACCTGGCTTGCCAAGTGCTGGGAGTCGAATAGTCTGATGACGACCCTCCTGGAGGTCGGCATTAACGGCGGGGTGTGCGGCGATGTGTTCCTGCGGCTCAAACCCCCCCGGAAGGGGCAAGAGTATCCGCGGGTCCTGGTGCTCGATCCGGCTAACGTGACGGTTATTACGGATGAGGACGATTACCGCGAGGTGCTCGTCTACGTCAACCAGTGGAACACCATCAGCCAGGCCACGCGGCGGCCGGTGGTGCGCCGCCAGGTGATCGAGCGGGACGACGCCGACTCCACGCGGTGGATCATCAGCGATTACGAGTTGCTGGACGGCAAGAACCAGGTCCTGCGCTGGGAGCCGGTTGAGTGGGCTTACGATTGGGCGCCGATCGTGCACGCGCAGAACCTGCCGTGTCCGAACAGTTATTACGGCTATTCGGACCTGGAGAAGGCGGTAGTGGACCTGAACAAGGCCCTCAACCTGACCCTCTCCAATGTCAACCGCATTCTCCGCTTTCACGCCCACCCGCTCACCGTGGCGACAGGAATGAACGGTCCCAATGATCTGATGATGAAGATTGGCAGCGTGCTCAAGCTGCCGAACCCGAACGCGAAGCTGACCAATCTGGAGATGCAGAGCGACCTCGGCAGCAGCCTGGCCCTCTTCCAGGAGTTAAAGCGCCTCTTGCATGAGATCTCCCGCATTCCGGAGATCGCCACCGGGAAGGTCGATGGGTTGGGCGCCATCGCTGGGGTAGCGCTGCAGATCCTCTACCAGCCGCTCCTGGAGAAGACGCGGGACAAGCGGATCCTCTACGGCGAGATGCTGGAGTTATTGGGGCGCTACATGCTGCAGATGCGGCAGAAGAGCGCCAAGTCCACCGTAAAGACCCATTGGCCGGCGGTGCTGCCCAGCGATCCGAAGAGTGATGCGGAGACCCTGTTGCTCGACGTGGAGTTGGGCGTCTCCCGGGACACCGCGTTGACTAAGCGGGGCTACGATCCGGCAGACGAGGCCAAGAAGCGGGCGAAGGAGCAGAAGGACGCGAAGGCGCTCGGGGCCGGGCTGCTAGATGAGTTCGACCGCGGCCAGGGTGACGACCCGGATGAAGATGAGGGGACGAAGAGTGAACTCTCCGGAAGTAACCCAAGATGAGTTGGAAGCGCTCTGCGCCACCTGGCAAAGGCGTCTGCGGCTCCAGGACTGGCGGGTCAAGATCCGCTTCGCGCGCTCCCTGGAGTTAGGCGCGGACACGCAGGGAGACTGCGATTGGAGCCTGACGAAGAAGATGGCAGCCATTCGCATCTTGGTTCCAGGGGACTACCCGCCGGACGCCTCCTTTTCGCAGGACATTGAACAGACAGTGGTGCATGAGCTGCTCCATCTGCATGGAGCGCCCTTTGACCGCTTTGCGTGTGGGAGTGCCGACGATAACGCGGTCGAAGTGATGATTGACTGTACCGCGCAGGCTTTGGTGGCGGGCTATCGTAATCGCGAGGGGTAAGCCGTGGCCGACCTTTACGAGTTGGCCGACCGCTTCCACGCGGACGTCACGGCCCGGGACGCGCGGGCCACCGGGAGGTTGGTCCGGGGCTACGGGCAGATCTGGTCCGCCATCCGTGCCAAGCTGGACGCGATTGAGGCGAGGCGCGGGAAGGCCGGGCTGGGCTGGTTACTCGGGCGGGACCGAGAGGCAGGCGAGCAGGAGGCGCGGGAGCGCTCGCGGTTAGAGAACCTGCTGCGGGAGGTGGAAGCCGAGATCCACCAATTCGCCCAGTTCGCCGAAACCACCATACTGCGCGAACAGTCCGCCGCGGTAGAAGCCGCGCAGGCCCACGCCGCGGAGTTGGTGCGGATCCAACTGTCTGCCACGGCAGACACGCCGGCCGGGGTGAACGTGACGTTCCAGCGGTTGCCCAAAGAGGCGCTGCGGGAGTTGGTAGGGTTCACCGGCGACGGGACCCCGGTTGGCAAACTGTTGGCGGAGTTGGGGTCTTCCGCTTCCGCCAGTGTCCGTAAGCACCTGGTGCAGGGTATCGGCACCGGCCGGGGCATTCGGCGCACGGCGAAGCTGATCCAGCAGGATCTCGGCGATGACCTGGTGCGGGCGCTCCGGATCGCGCGCACGGAGACTCTGCGCTCCTACCGGGAGAGTTCCATCCGGGGCTTCCAGGCCAACGCGGACGTGGTCGAAAAGTGGCGCTGGACCGCGAGCCGCAGCGCTCGCACCTGTGCGATGTGCCTGGCGATGGACGGGCAGGAGTTCCCGGTCACGGAGCACTTCGGCTCCCACGTGAACTGCCGGTGCACGCCGGTGCCGGTGGTCAAGTCGTTTGCGGAGCTGCTCGGTGATCCCAGCATTCCGGACCTGCGCCCGCAGCAGGAGACCGGCGAGGAATGGTTTGCGCGACAACCGGAAGCGTTCCAGCGGAAGACGTTGGGGCGCCGGAAGTACGAGGCTTACCAGGACAGCCGCTTGCAGCTCCGCGACCTGGTCGGCTACCGCGACGATCCCCGGTGGGGGCCGGTGCGCTGGGAGCTGCCGTTCAAGGCGCTGGCGCTCTCCGATTGATTTACAGGCTGGTCCCTTCGGGGGCCGGCCTGTTTTGCTCAGGGGTTGATCCCCGCACCCATTGCCGGCCAGGCGCCGGCGGGAGACAGGAACACGAGATGCACAGGTTCAGCGATTGGATGCTTGGCTGTTTCTTCGCAGAAGACGAGGGTGGCGGCGGGTCCGGCACCGGCGGCGGCAAGGGAGAGGGCGGCCAGGGTGGGCAAGGTGGCGTCGGCGCCGAGGACAAGCCCAAGAGCTATGACGAGGCGTACGTCGGCGGCCTACGCCGGGAGAACGCCGACCACCGGACCAAGCTCCGGGAGACGGAGCGGCGGCTGAAGGAGCTGGAAGATGCCAAGCTCTCCGACGCCGAGAAGCTCCAGAAGCGGGCGGAAGACGGCGAGAAGACCGTCACCACCCTGCGCACCCGGGTAGCCCGAGCGGAAGTCAAAGTCGCCGCGGTAGACGCCAAGATCATCGATCCGGACGCAGCTTACCGGCTGATCAAGGACGAGATCGAGTTCGACGCTGAAGGCGAGCCCACGAACGTCCCCGCGCTCCTGGAGCAACTCGCGAAAGACAAGCCTTACCTGGTTGGAGACGGCAGGTCCGTTGACGACCACTCCTCTCCGGGGGCACCGGGGAACCGACGCGCGGGCGGAGGACAGACCTTCACCCGCTCCCAGATCGCCGACCGCGCTTTCTACGTCGCCCACGAGGCCGCTATTCACGCGGCCATGGCGGCGGGGCGCATCATCGAAGGGTAATAGACCGTGGCAAATATCACTCGCACCCTGGCCGGCACTTCCGGGTTCATCCCGGAGATGTGGGCCCAGCGCGCCCTCACCGTGCTCCGCAAGAACATCGTTCTGGCGAAGCTCGTGGCACGCGACACCGACTACGAACCGGGCTGGAAGGGGAAAACCCTCAACATCGGTTACCCGGGCACGTTCACCGCGCAGAGCAAGTCGGAGAACACCGATGCTACCGTCCAGACCCCCTCTGGCGGTACCTCGATCCCGGTTACGCTCTCCGGCTTCAAGTACGTCGATTTCATTATCGAGGACTTCGGCCGGGCACAGTCCAGCGTGGAACTGCTGGACCAGTGGGTAGAGCCGGCCGCGATCGCGCTAGCGGATGCGGTGGAGGCGGATCTCTTCGCCCTCTACAGCGGCTTCGCGACCAGCATCGGCACGAGCGGCACCGACCTCACTCCCGCGGTGATCCGGACCGCCCGCAAGACCCTGACGGACGCGAAGGTTCCGCAAGAGGGACGCAACCTGGTGCTCTCCACCAAGGATGAGATTGCCCTGCTCGCGGACAGTGCGCTCCAGACGTACTTCGCCAACAGCAAGCCGGACGGCTACG